CTATACTGGTGTACCTACTGCATGGTTAAGATTCTTTCTTTGTAACCTACAATGCAATGGCTTTGGTCAAGAAGATCCAACTAACCCTGATACGTATATTCTTCCATACGAAGAGTTCGATGCTAATCGTATTAAAACTGTGGAAGAGCTTCCTGTATGGGAGTATGGTTGTGACTCTTCTTATTCGTGGTCTAAAAAGTTTAAACATCTACAACGGAAAGGTACGCCAGCTGATATAGCTGATCGTGTACGAGCTGAATTCACCAACGAATATAATAAAGGCAAATGGGGTAATAGACATATGTGCTTTACCGGTGGTGAACCTTTGATGAAGCATGCACAGGAATGCGTTGTAGGTATTATGAGACATTGGATTGATGAAGGTGACTGGCCAATGTCTGTAACATTTGAGACTAATGGTACACAGCCACTTACAGACGACTTTGTTAATATATTTGAAGAGTATATTGAGAAATGTGGTGGTGAACTGTTCTTTTCTGTGAGTCCTAAGCTATGGTCTGTTGCAGGTGAAAAAGCTAAGCGTGCTATAAAGCCTGAAACGATAGCAGATTATAATAAGCGTTTCTTTTTAGTTAAAGGTCAGCTAAAATTTGTTTTAGGACCTAAACCAGAGCAATGGGATGAAATGGAAAACGTTCTATCTCAAATAAGAGAATTGGGTTTAGACTGGCCTGTCTGGATTATGCCTGTAGGTGCAACTGTAGAAGGTCAAAAGCTTGTAGATGGTGATGTTGCTAAGATAGCCTATCAAAGAGGATATAATGTATCAGCTAGAGTACATACGTATCTCTGGGGTAATGTAGTTGGTGTATGATTGTTTATTATTCTAATTCAATGACCATGCATTATCCGCCCGCGGTAGATATACCGTTAGAAAATGCTGCAGATGATTTACGTAAAAACTATGATCTTGAATATTTAAAATGTCCAGCCGGAAACAATTTTTTTAAAAATCTCTATGTTGTAAGAAATCCGTTTGATATTGAATATTATTATGAAGGAAATGACTTAAAGATAAGAAACATACCTGAGCATATTAAAGATTTATTTGCCCATCAGTCTGTATTAGAAACTCAGTTACCACATGTAAGACATTTGTTTTTCAGTGAAAGTCCGGTCAGTATTATTACATTGCCCCCATTTGCGCATGATAGTATAGTTAACAATTACAAATTTTTACCCGGTACCTTTGATATATCTAAATGGTTTCGACCCGTACAATGCTCATTTATTGATGAAGAAAAAAAATCATTGTTTATAAAAAGAGGTGAAGCTTTACAGTATGTACTGTTTAATACTTCTGAAAAAGTAAAACTTAAACCTTATGAAACTACAGAAAAAATAGCTGAGTATACACAAAGATGTTCTCGTGTAAAGTATTTTGTACCTGGAAAAAATTTAAATTTTTTATATAATTTATTTGTAAAACAAAGACTAAACAAAAAGATCATACAAGAAATAAAGGACAATTTAATATGAAGCTGAAATGTACTAAGTCATACTATAATCTTCCTGTAGCTCATATGCAGTGGTTTGATACTGATGAGACAGGAGAACCACTAACAGGACCCTGTTCTAAATGGCATGGTTATGATAGATCGGTTCATTTTGAATTCGCTGGTGAAGCAGATGAGCACGGATGGATTGTTGGCTTTGGTGACTTGAAGCCTCTAAAGCAATTTTTAGAATACTACTTTGATCATACAGCTCTAGCAGGAGCTGATGACCCGAGATTAGATAAGATATACGAAGCGCATACTAATGGTCTCGTTGATCTTAGAGTCCTGCCTTATGGCGTATCTATGGAAATGAGTGCTGTATTTATTTGGGAGCAAGTTAATCCTTGGATCTATATGATTACAGATGGACGTTCTTATGTATCAAGAGTTGAATGTCGTGAGCATGAAAAAAATTCTGCTTTCATTGAAATAGAAGAAAAGATCGCTCGAAAGCAAGGTAAAAACTCAGAGCAACTTCTCACTATGAGACCTAATTGGAATGAGTTTGTATCACCACGTGATATACTTAAAAAATATAGATAGTCTCAAAATCATAAAAAAGATATATAACGGTGTTGACGGGACACCCCCCGTCAGCATTCCACATAAACTTTCCCACAAGGAGATATGAAAAATGTCCAAGAGACAGATTGCGTATGCTACTGCTCAGTCTTTAGTATTCACCGGTGCTGCATTCTTAGTACCCGCTGCTATTATATACCTTTCAGTAGGTGTATAAGGCATTATATTATATTCTATGTGTTATTTTGTATACATCTTTATGTGAATCATGATTTCTCACCTAGAGTTAATATTACAAGACACCAAGAACAAAATAATAATGCAACAAGGTTGACTTTATTAGTATAATCTTATATAATAATCAAATAATACAAAGTGAAGGTATATTATGATTTCTGATGTGATTAAGCAACGTATTAAGGGTTCTAATGCCCGTTACTGGGCTGGTGATAATATCTCTGAATTCATTTACGATGAAGAAGAGAAGCAAATACTTATAGATGAAATTACAGAAAAATTTGAAGCTGTCTTAGATTCATTGCTTATTGATAGGCATAACGATCCTAACTCACAAGGTACTGGTCGTCGTCTAGCTAAGATGTATATCAATGAAATTATGTCTGGTCGCTACAATCCTCGACCTACAGCTACTGCTTTTCCAAACGATTCACAAGATCGATACTCAGGAATGCTTGTAGTACGATCTGAACTCAAGTCAATGTGTTCGCATCATCACCAGCCTGTAACTGGTGTAGCTTACATAGGTATCATTCCGAGCAATAAAGTTATTGGTTTATCCAAGTATACTCGTATTGCTCAATGGTGTGCACGTCGTGGCACGCTACAAGAAGAGCTTTGCAATGATATAGCTCGCGAAATAATGCAGGCTACTGAGAGCGAGAATGTTGCAGTTTATATTCAGGCTACTCATGGCTGTTGCGAGAATAGAGGTATTAGCGCTCATAGTTCGTTAACTCAAACCACTGTACTTAATGGTGAATTTGATAACTCTGATGTTAAGAAAGAGTTCTTTGATAATGTTAAATTACAGCAGGAGTTCGCACCGAGATGAGAATAGCTCACGAAGCTCCATTAAGTATTATTAAAGACGTACAAAAAGTAACTGACTACGATTACGCTCTCGTTCACTTATTTAACGAAAGCGATGAGTACTATAACTTTTTTGAAGAAGCTTTGGCTAAAGGACGTTATATTATTCTTGATAATAGTATCTTTGAGCTTGGCGAAGCTTTTGATATGGATAAGTTCGCAAAATATGTTACGTCTTTAAGACCGTCAGCATATATTGTACCAGATGCTCTTGAAGACATGTCCGCTACTATTGACAACTTTGAAAAATGGAATCAAAAATACGCAGATCTACCTGGCTTAAAAATCGGTGTAGTTCAAGGTAAGACATTAGAAGAGATATGCAGATGTTATAACTATATGTCTAAACATGCTGATATAATTGCTATCTCTTTTGATTATAGTTTCTATGAAGAAAAGTTTCCTGATGAAGAAACTAAGTATCATTCTTGGATGGAAGGCCGTCAATGGCTGTTACAGCATATGTTAGAAGAAGGTATAATTAATACAAAGAAACCTCATCACTTACTAGGCGCTGGTTTACCTCAAGAGTTTGCTAGATATAAATTCTGGGATTGGATTGATACTATTGATACGTCTAATCCTGTTGTTCATGGTATGAAAGGTATTAGATATCAACGTCTTAACTATGGTTTGCATGGATTGCAAAATAAAGAGTCTACTAAATTATTTACTTTATTAGACGAACAAGTGGATAATATGGACGATATACTCTATAATATTCGTATGTTTAAAATGAACTTAATGGTTGCGTGATGTGGATTGCTTTATTCTCAAACAGCGGTAGCGAAATAGCTGCTATAGCAAAAAAGCTAGGTAAGAAGCCGGATATTATCTATTGTGATAAGAGACGCGTTGATTGGCATGACGATATAAAAGACGAAACGTTTCTAAGTAATCATGATAGTATCGTAAAAATGTTAAGTATCGTGCCTGATAGTGTTTTAGTAACCTTGCACGGCTATCTTAGATTAATTCCAGAGCGCGCTATATGTAAACAAATGTATAACGTGCATCCGGGTGATATTGTTAAGTATCCTGAACTAAAAGGAATTCACCCTCAAGCTAAAGCATTAGAACTTGGCTTACCCTCGACTGGAGTTGTTATTCATCAAGTTGTTCCTGAAGTGGATAGCGGTGAAATTGTTTCATCAGCAGAATATAATATCAAAGATGGTGAAACTAAGATGGATTTGATTAACAATTTGAGAGATTTATCTATTGATCTTTGGTGTGATTTTTTGCGAGGTAAAGTGTGACAGACGAAATTGAAGAAACTGGTGAAGCAAGACCTGATCATTATAGTCAGAAAGAAGGTTCTATAGAATGTATTGCGGCTATTGAACAGTTATGTGATGAGCATCAGAACGACCCGTTTACTGACTATAATCGTTATCAGGCGTTTAAGTATTTGTGGCGTCTTGGTAAGAAAGACGATGTATTATTTGAACTATGTAAAGCAAGACAATTTTTAGACTTTGCTATTGACAAACTAGAAAGAGACCGAGGTATTAAATGAGCGAAATTGAAAATATTGCGAGTAAGCATTTAGGTAAAGCTGGCGATGGCTCCGTAGTGAAGCCGTATATAACACCAGACAATGTAGATGCATCTCTGCTCGTCGGTGTACCTCGTCATCTTAATCGTACTGCATATGGTATCGATGATCAAGATCTTCCGTTTGTTGGTGTAGACGCCTGGAACGGCTATGAATTTTCTACTCTTCTTATGAATGGCTTTCCTGTATCTGGCTGGATAAAGTTCACCTATTCGTCTGACACTCCTAATATTGTTGAGAGTAAATCTGTAAAATTATATCTTAACTCTTATAATATGGCTCGTCTAATTGAAACTACTGATGAAGTTCATACTATAGAAGATAGAATATCTTACGACTTGTCTAAAGCAGTTGGCGGTGTTGTTGATGTTTTTATTCAATGGGGTGATATTGATACTGTTAAACCTATTATTGGTGACTTTACTTCACTAGAGCATTATTGTAACATACAGAATATGTCGTTTGATAACTATAATGAAAGTGCTGATATTCTAGAAGTAGTTCCTTCTATTGGTAGATACGAACGTTGGAGATCTTATTCACTACGCTCTAACTGTAGAGTAACTAATCAGCCTGATTGGGGCGACGTGTATATTCACATTAAAGGTGAAAACTCTGTTACTCCAGAATCCTTACTCAAGTATATCGTATCAATGCGTAAAGAGAATCATTTTCATGAAGAAATTTGTGAGTGTATTTACAAGCGCTTATACGACTTATTAGATCCTGAAGAATTATTTGTATCGTGTTTATATACCAGACGTGGCGGTGTAGATATTAATCCTACTCGTGCAACTGATAATTATACACTTTACAAGTATGGCGGTGGTATAGTAGATGTGATGAACTTCTGTACCAAGACTGCAAGACAATAGTGGTTTATGAAAGCTAACCACTCTAAAGATCACACTGCTTTCTATATAAAGGTGTTAAAATGAAAAATATTGTTGTTTCTCTTTCCGGAGGTATGGACTCCTCAACTCTCTTACTACGCTGTATTAAAGAAGTAGGTGCAGAAAATGTAACTGCTATCTCTATGAACTACGGTCAAAAGCATGTATGTGAACTTGAGCGAGCTAGACAATTAGTTGATTATTTGGCTACTAAAGGCCATAATATTACCTATCAAGTAATTAAGCTTGATGGTATTACTGAACTGCTTTCTTCTGCTTTGGTATCTGGTGGTGACGATGTACCAGAAGGTCATTATGCAGAAGATAATATGAAGCAAACTGTAGTACCTAATCGCAATAAGATCTTTGCATCTATTGTTCAAGCAGTAGCTTTATCTGTTGTTAAAAAGACAGATGAAGCTACTGCTATCGCTCTTGGCATTCATGCTGGTGACCATGCAATCTACCCTGATTGTCGTCAAGAGTTCCGTGATGCAGATGATCAAGCATTCCGTATTGGCAACTGGGATGCAGAAAAAGTAACTTATTTTACTCCTTACTTGTATGGAGATAAGTTT